GAAAACGACACAGAAGCATATGTTCAAAGAGTTTCAAATGATTTAGGAGTTTCACCAGATGATAACTTAGGAAGTTTACGTGATAATCCAGATGTAACAACTGACCTACTTTCGTCAATGGCAAAACACGAAGGTGCTACTGTGGGCAGTGATGGCAAGTACACACAAGATGTTATTGAAAACGGTGTTGCTATGGCAAACGGTAAACCAGCAAGCGAAGTTGATTTTGCCAATCAAAATACAGATTTTGCCGCCGCAGGATTTACACCAGAAGCAGATTCATCTTCGGATGCTATAAAAACAACAGAAGCAAACGAAATAAAAAAAATTGGTAGGGCAGAACAACAATTAACGTCAGGCACAAATTGGATGAGTACAGTAGACAGTCCTACGTATCGTTGGACTTTATACATAGTAAACAATGATATATGGAATGACCCAAACCTTATAGGTGACAATGACTCTTCTCTTACAAACAACAAGGCTTTTATTATTGCTAAACAGGGTGTCGATTCAGAGTTCTCTGTAGATAATTTTATGTCACTTGCAGCAATGACACCAGGCCAGAAACACGGTAATGCTACTCCTGGTATTATTCAATTTGATTTATTTGAAAATTTAGGATTTTCGTTTATTGATAAAATTTTAAGTGCAGGCAAGCAACTTGGTAAACCTTCAAATCTGTATTCACAGAACTTTTTGTTAAAGTTAGAATTCTTAGGCAGAAATCCAACTAACAATAGAAGTGTTAAATTTCCAGGTGTATATTTGTATCCAGTTAAATTTAATCAAATAAGAAGCACAACTGGGCCCGAAGGAACGAGATATAATATTATCGCATGGTCGGCATTAAAACACGCACAAACTGAAGGAGTAACTGACTCAGATATAACAGTTTCCGCAATTACAACAATAGGAGATTTTATTAAAGGCCTTGAAAAAGAATACAACGATGGAATAACAGATTTAATGGCACCGTCACCGCCAGCTCCCTACACACCGCCACCAAAAGAAATAAAGATAGTATTTGATACTAGTGCATATTACAGAGGAGGCTCAACTCAGAACGATTTGCGAGATTTCAATTTAGAAAGCAAACCGTTTGGTAGTACAGCAGATGCATCGAGCAGTACTCGGTACTCCCAAGATGGCCCAGGTAGCGAAGGCAAAAACATATATACTATTGAACGAGAAACTAACATAGCTATGGCAATTCAAAAGACAATAGAAAACAATTGTTACGCATGGGATAAATGGGTAGATGAAGCACACAAGAAAAACATGGTACCACATATTGTAGTGGAGTCTAGAACAGAGTATCCACCACACACTAAGAAATCAAATTATGGCCATGTAGAACCAACATTAGTAATTTACACAATTAAGATATCAATAAACAAAACAACATATCAAGCCAGTTTAGCAGATGGCGATGAAGCATTAAGTGACCAAACTAAACAAGTAAAAAGATTTAAAACATTGGGAATTGAAAAAAGCTATTCGTTTATGTATACTGGACTAAACACAGAGGTTATAAATTATCAAATAGATATACAGAATTTATATTTTGTACTTGACGAACCAGGTGCCGGTCTTTATGTTAATGGCACAGATGCAGAAGGAAAGCAACAGTTTGCTCCTACTACAATTACTGATTCAATTTTCTTATCAGACATAAAACAAGCAGGCGGCTCTGAAACATATTTTAATCAAGTTGTAGGCGGCGTAGCAAAAAACGAGTCAGGCGAAGGTCAACAGTCTAATGAAATTAACACAAGTGCCCAATCAACAATAGCACGTAGAATGCAAAAAATGGCTAAACGAGAATATGATGCTATTAACTTTACTATGGAAATTAAAGGCGACCCACATTGGATGGGTAATATGCAAGCAATAGTAAAAGGAAAATTAGAAACACCAGATTATGCTAAACAGGATGCACTAATAACATTTATACAGTTTAATCCAAATGCAGACAGATTACTAACAGAACAAATTAAAGGTGAAGTAGATCCGATAAGTACAGGAGTATACAAACTGACTACTGTAGAAAGTAGATTCCAGGGCGGTAGATTTACACAAACACTAAACGGATACAAAGATGTTAATTCAAATACGTCTTTGTTGATAAATCAAATACTAGAACTATCAGGAGACTAATATGGCAGGATTAATAAAACATGACGGTGTGCATGTTTCAAAGAAAGCAAAACAAAGCAGTGAATTAGGAATTAATAATCTTAGTGGAGTATACGTTGGCGAGGTTGTTGATAACACTGATAGTTTATATACAGGTAGGATAAAGATACGTATATCCGAATTTGGTTCAAAGAATTCAGAAAGAGTTTGTTTGTTGTCAACGCCATTTGGTGGACATACAAAAATTACAGACAGTGGTGATGACGAAACTAAAGAAGCACAGGCACCTATAAGTTATGGAATGTGGCCACAACCTCCTGAAATAGGAACAAACGTAGTTGTTGCATACACTGGTAGTATAGAGCAAGGCATTGTAATAGGATCATTAATTGCAAAAGATAGAAATGCAATGATGGGAGGCAGAGCAAGTGGACAAGTATATGCAGATGGCGAGACTAGTCTAGGACCAGTTGGTTCTGAGAAAAATCCAAAAGATACAAATGATGCAGACTCAAAACCACTAGATGAATACTTTCAGTCAGTATTAAATCAACAAGGACTAAGTGTTGATTATGTAAGAGGACATAGTCAAAGTAATGCAAGAAGAGAATCACCAAGTAAAGTATTTGGTATTACAACACGCCAAGGACATGTACTTACATTGGATGACGGTGATGATAAAAACGCTAGTAACAATATTAGATTAAGAACTAAAAGTGGTGCCCAAATTTTAATGGATGATAGTAATGGTTTTGTTTTTATTACAAACCAGTCAGGTGATGCTTGGGTTGAAATGGATTTTGCAGGTCATATAGATGTTTATAGTAAAGCAGGTATCAGTATGCACACTGAAGGTGATTACAATGTACATGCCAAAGGTAGTATTAATATGGAAGCTGAAATCGGAGTTAATATAAAAAGTGCCGGAGGTGATGGAATAAAATTAGAAACAAGCATAGCCGGTGTAGATGTATATAGTGCATTAGATATTAAAATACAAGCGGATACTAACTATCATTTATTAGTGGCAGGCAATCAGATTGTACAAGGTACAAAAATAGATATGAACGGCCCTACTCCAGATTCAGCAACAAAGATTAATATACAAAATCAAACTGCAAACCAAAGTGTATTAAAAAGTACTGCAAGTCGTGTACCCGAACATCACCCATGGAAGGGTGTTAGTGCAGTAGAAGAAACGTTTACTGCTGGCAAAGGAAATACAGCATAATGCCAAGTTTCAATTTACAATCAACAATTGATAATAAAAATCTAATAGATTATAGTTTATTTTCTATAATTGATGATACTGCAACCAGTACATTAGTAAACTTATCTGAACTTGAAGCAAGCACTAAGTTAATAAATTTTAAACTTAGAACTATTGGATGGACGGGATATGCAAAAAATTCAGTAATTGGATACAAGGGAACTATTGGAATTGATGGTGAAGGCTTAACAGAAAATGATGCATATATAATTTGGATAGAAGAATTTAAAGACAAAGAAAAAAGATTTAAAAAATTATTTCCACTATCAGCAATGACACAGTCACAATATGATGCTATGTTAAGTTTATATGCAGATACAGGCAAATTTGACCAAGTAGGAACTTCTGTTAGGAAATTTAGATTACTAGAGTTTATTAATGATAAAAAATGGAACTACATAGCTACTGCACTTACGCTAAGTGGAAGTGATAGACTAAGTAGACAAACAGACGCAAAGATAATGATGCTAGGAGATTATGGAACAAATAAAGACAGAACTCTGATAGCAGAGCAAGGTATACAATCTCTTGTAAAAGAATATAGTTCAAATCAATTAAACGCTACACAAAAAAAGCAAGCAGAATATGTTTACTATGCAGAAACAAACAGGTTTCTACCAAATATGATTGAGAGCAGGAAAAGAATTCTTGCAAATCTACTCAGTTAACTCACTACATAAATATTTAAATACTAATATAATACAAGGAATTTTTATCTTGAATAAAAGCGTTTTACTACTTAATGCTGATGGGCAACCATTATCACAAATGCCACTTAGCACAGTTAGTTGGCAAGATGCGATTAAGGCCATGTGGGCTGAGAAAGTACACGTAATTAAAAATTATGAAGATGAGTTTCTCCGGTCACCGAGAGTAACTATTCCATACCCAAGCATTATTATGCTTAACACTTATCACAAACAACCCTCCAAAGCAAAATTCACTCGTAGAAATTTATATGTCAGAGACAAATACTGTTGCCAATACTGTGGCGATAGGTTTGCTTATGCTGACTTAACAATTGATCATGTTATTCCAAAGTCAAAAGGTGGAAGACTAACATGGGAAAACAGTGTTACTGCTTGTGGTCCGTGCAATGTAAAGAAAGGCGATAGCTTATATCCTTTACCTATGCAACGACCAACACACCCTTCGTGGTACCAAATAAACTATGCTTACCAGCATCATACACTCACAATACCAGACGCAGCCTGGCAAAAGTACATACATTGGCAAGAAGATAAGCTAATTATAGAGCCGTTATCTACCTAGTTAATCTTTTGCATAAATAGTTGTATGAGTAATAATATATTTGGATATACAACAATTAATCAACCTTATACTAGTAAAAGCCTTAGCGGCTTAGATCTAGCGAAGCAGGACTTATTGAATCATTTTAAAATCCGTAAAGGAGAAAAATGGTCAAATCCTGACTTTGGTTGCGACTTAGAATTATATGTGTTTGAACCACTAGACCAAGCAACACAAGATGCTATCGAAGAAGAAGTATATAATGTTGTGAGCTATGACCCTAGATTTGAAGTAAACAATTCAGATATAAGTGTAAACCACGACACACATTCAGTAACAGTTAATGTGAAACTGACTTACCTACCAACAACAACTGCAACAGAGTTGCAGATTAAATTCGATAAAGAATTTACAGAAAACGCAGAGTTTTAATTATGGCACAAAAATCAAGACAAAATAGACTATTTGCGGCAGAGGACTTTACAGTAATCTACGAATCATATATCAATGCAAACTTTCAAGCATTTGATTATGATACTATTAGAACTGCAATGGTTGACTATGTACGCAATAATTATCCAGAGAACTACAACGACTGGGTAGAATCAGCTGAATTTGTATCACTACTAGATGTAGTTGCACAGTTTGGACACAACTTAGCATATCGAGTAGATGTGAATGCGAGGAACAATTTTTTAAGTACCGCAGAAAAACAAGAGAGTGTTTACAAATTAGCAGAATTTTTAGGATATCAACCAAGACGCAATGTGCCAGCGTATGGTGAAATGAAAATAGTTAGCGTAAAAACAAACGAGCCAGTTATTGGTAGTGCAGGTATTAGTTTAGGTGGAACAGATTTAAAGTACGAAGTATCTAACAATGTAAATAATTTAGATGACTTTGTTACTGTAGTAAATGCAGTACTACAAAACAGTAACCAATTTGGTAGTCCAAAAAAATCAGTAGTAATTAATAATATAAAAACAGAATTCTACGATTTTAATAATACACCCAATCAGGTTAAATTTGATGCACAAGGATCAGTATCTGGTGCAAGTGTTACATTTAATATCATAAGCAGTGACTATGATAATTATACAAGATCATTTACAGAGAAATACCCTGACCCAGTTAATTCATTTGGATTATATTATAAAAATGATGGCAAGGGAATAAGCAGTGTCAATACTGGATTCTTTTTT